GTTGTGGGGCAAGAAGCACCGAAATCCGCAGAGCTATGCCCGTCCTGCCGGAAAGCTCCTTCACCTGATGAAGCGAAAGGGGATAGTCAATACGTACTTCGACAAGTTCTACAAGAAATTTATGTGGAAATTGGTGGCGGAGTGGCGCAGAGCCAGGGATCTAAGCACGAGGTCCGAATGCTGATAGCTCCTGTTGATGGGTGCGATGGTTGTAGGAAAACGGTGGGAAGGCAGGGATGCCCTGTCCATCGCCTCCCCGAAATGGTTACCGCTCCACATCCTCAATGCCCGATCTGCGGCGGCTACGGATGGGAACATGACCAACGATTTCATTCATTAGACGAGCGGATCAAGAAGCCGGAGAGTTGCAGACCTGACGGAAAATGAATGGAGGATCAGATGAAAACAAAGCTAGAGCCGGGAAGATTCGTGAGGATCTGGTGGAAGGATGTCCCAGAGGAGGATGGTCTCTTCTTAGGTAAGAATGGCCGTGGCTATCAAGTTCTGTGCTTTACCGATTGGGGGATCGCCTCAGTCGAACGGAGCCAGATCGTAAAGGTGGGGTCTCGTGTCAGGATTCCGAAAGACTTAATCGCTAAATAGAGAGACGATGAAGGAGGCTCAATGTATCTCGCGCGAGACGGTCAAGTATTCTTGCCGGTGAAGCAGGAAACCTATGACGACCTGTGGCAAGCTGTCAATGACGAGCCACGCCCAGAGGCCGGGTTTATGCACCTAACCATTGGAGGAGTGCTCATTGTCGTGGATGGAGAAGGCTTCCGTGAATGGATCACAAAGGCAAACAAGTGATTATAAAAGTACCACAACCTGTTAGAGAGGCCCTCGCCGGGCTCTCCGTATTATTTTTAATCGTTTCTGGGATCATGGCTTGGGTTTCTGGTAACTCCGAGCACAGGCTTCTGTGGTGCATGGAGACCGCCCTAGTGTTTAGTATTCTCTCAGAGACTTACGCGGTAGACTACGATACTAAGAAGGTGAAGAAAGATGGCCCTTAGCCTAAAAAACCTAGAGGAACTCACAAAGCACCTTATACAGCCTCTGACTGCTAATCTCTTTCCCCCAGCGTCCTTCCAGGCTCACGGGCCATGGTGGCTACCATACAATAAAGCCATTCTGTATTGTGAAAAGTACGAGAATAAGGAGGTGAAAGGTGATTCTACTCCCAAGGTGTCCTAAGTGCTGGCAGCTTGTCGTGGCTCATGGCGTAGCCCCTGTAGAGTGGGTGTGCGTAGGCAAGGGATGTGAGAACAGCACTAGCGTAAAGACAGGAGAGGATGAGTCCAAGTTAACGCCCGTTGAACCGGAGTGGGTAAAAGTTGAGGAACTCTAGTCTACGGACGCTTATAGAGGAGAAAGTAATGACTTTACCTAGTGAGGAGTTGAGGGCTCTACACCAGACAGAGGACTTCTTAGATGCCCTTATAAACCCCCGCCTTACGAAGAAAGTACCACGCCAGATTAGAAAACGGGCTCTATCCTGTCTTAGGCACTACCCACATAAGGATAGACTAAGAGTTATCTATCACCACTGGTGGGTCTATCGGCCAGGGAAGAAGGGTTTACTTTTTTAGCACGTCTAAAACGGCCTGTACAAGAGGCTGTACGCCGTCCTTCTGATGCTGCTGGGATAGTGTGGTTTCCAACTCTGCCTTCGTGATATTTCCGTCCCCATCCCGGTCAAACACCGCCTCCACGCCACTGACCGTGGATTTGAGCGCGGCATAATACCGCCTCTTACGGAGTTCTTGGTAGATATTGGTTAAGGCCGACCCAGCGGCTACGGCCCACGGAAAGAGCGTCGAGAGCAGCCCCGATCCGGTCTCCACAGGCGCAGGACCGGGTTTATCCTGTCCGGTTACGGGGTCAACGCCAAAGGCCCAGTCCAGCGCGGCACACCCGCTGAGGATTAAGAGCCCAGGGAGAAGAACCCACATCAACGTACGCATACCATATCTCCTATTTCAGAAGTCCAACGATGGTAGCCACCAGCGTACCTAAAAACCCTACGGCAAGCCCCCACAGGCGGCCCTCTATCTTTGTCACTTGGGTTTGATAGTGGACCACGAGCTGCGTGAGCCCATCTACCTTCCCCTCTAGTCGTGTCACCGTCAACCTAATTTCTTCTAGAGAGTCCATACGACATCCTTTAGCTCTTGGACCGTCTTGGCCTCATTAATCTTCGCCGTAAAAGCCAATTCCTGATTGAGAAGGGCTTGTTTCTGTGCCTCAAGATCAGCCGTAGGTGTACGAAGAAGATCGAACGAACTAAACTTCTTATTCACGTCCTGAATGAGTCGGGACAGACAAAGAGTTTTGGCTTTTGGTAGATCCACTTCGATAGCATTTCCGGTCCATTTCCATGCGTCCCTGAATTTTCTATCTGATGGAAGCAAGCTAGGCTCTATCTCAGCGGCCCGAAACCACGTTAAAGGAATGGCCCCGTCATCCTTCATCTTCTTGGCTATACGATTATAGAACTGGGTTTCCGTTTCCCGTGCTCTTAGTGTTTCGCTAAGATACGAGACGGATACCGCACCGTCAGGACGTACCCAAACCATAGACTTCATTAGAGATCGCCCCAAGCACCCACACCGACACGTTCAGGATCTTCCAACTGCGCGTTGGCGTTGACGGTAACGACTCGTGCGGAAGCAGTGGCAGGCGCTACGCCGTTTTTTAGCGCAAAGATGAGTAGGGCGTTTCCTACGGCGGTATCCCGCTGGGTCGTACCCACTAAGGCATAATCATCATTAGAAAAAGCAGTGGTGTAGTTGATCGTGAAGTCTCCTACGCCATTATCTGTCAGACTGCTGACATTGTAGCTATTTTGAAGGGTCACAACTCCCAACGAAAGCGTCCAATTAGCCCACATCTTTGCTGTTCCGGGACTATGTCGTGCCTTGTCTGCCAACACTATTTTATTAGCAGTTTCATCCTCCATGTCCGTTTTGGTGGCAAACACCGAGGAAAGAAACTTGCTAAAGGAAATAGACTCGTCTGCAAGGAGGCCTTCCCCAAGGCTTCCATCGTCAAGGCGTTCATCTAGGGACGGGCCTTGACGGAGAAGTTCGGGGTAGTTCACGGGAATACCCTCAGAGGCCAAGCCGTTCATCCGGCGGTAGGGCTCGGCTGATGGTTTTGTTTCTTCTGGCATAAGGCCCTACTGTTTAATAGCCTGATCCGCGTCCCATTGGGAGAGAATGCCGATGATGGCATTCCGCCTTGGAGGATCGGCGTAGCGCAACTCTCTGGCGAAAGCCTTTCGTACCGCTTCAATTTTTCGTCGTTGATGCATTTTTAGCTCATCCATGTTAACCTTAGAGAAGCGAGGCAGGCCCAGTAGCCTAGCCACGCCCATCCAAGTTTCAATGGGGTACATCACTTCACCGCTGGGTGAGCGTATGGGATCGGGTGAAAGAAGCCAGCCCCTATCCGTTTGCACATATGGGCGTAGAAGGGCGTCGATGATTTGTGTCTGTGGAAACACGCCCCACAAGGCCCGAAGGACAGGAACCGAGGGAATCACGACACGAAGCGTTCCGTCGGTTTGGGTCTCATAAGCCGTCCCATCCGAGAGCCTGACCACGCGCTCTCCGGGTGTGACGGGTTTCTTGCTCCAGCGAGGAATTCCTCCGCTGATGTCCCACACAAATTTAGCCAGAGGATTCTGCTGGAGGATGTCGATAATGCCAGGATAGTTGGCGTCTCCGACCTGAGCCGTGCGAAGTCCGGCAAAAGCCGAAAGAGACCCAATCCGCACCATGAGGAGACTACCATCTGAAAAAGTTCCTACGGGCGCATACTGCTTGACCCACTCAGGGGTATCTGGGTCCCACACCAGCGACTGAGCCATCTTGGCCAGTTGGTGCCACATGAATGTCTGACGCGGGAAGAGAAACGGGAGCCTGAAGGCCAACGCCGTGATCATCTTGGTGTAGGTATAGAAAGGAATGAGCCTTCTGGCCAGACTCATTTCCTGAGGCATCATGCGCCAGTACGAGCCGGTGATATTGTTGGCGGCCACAATACCTTTATCGGCAATCTCTCGAATTTGCCTAAGCCCTGGGACTGCCTTCTCTAGACGGCCCGTTCGAGCCAGCGTGTCAAGGAGGGCGCCCTTGGCCTCGCCCACACGTAAGCTGGCCTGTAGCGCAGCGAAACGAGCCTCGTCAATAGCCATTTGATCGGCAAACGTCTGAGTCTGAAGTCTTTTATGGAACAAATCGGCTCGTTTCTGTAACGCCCTAATTTCAGGCACTTGCAAGGCAGCTTGTTCCTGTAACCGTAAGATACGCTGTTCGATTCGAGCCGTCTGCTCAGGGCTCCGTGAGATCCGCCGCAGCGCATTGATGACCGTAGCCTCATTGGTGGAGCCTATTTGAGCCGCTAAACGAAGGTGCGATGCCGTTTCTTCGCTCACTGTCTTAACATAGGCCGCACCCCGGAGGATGTCGTCCAGCTTAGAGGCCCCACGCCCAAACTTATCCCGAACGGTTTTGAAAAGTGAAGGGTTGTCGGAAATAAGATCCGCCGCCAGCGTGCCCAAAGACTCAGGAGGAAGAACATCTCCGATGGCCCGAGCTAATCTCGCCTCGCGGAGACCTAGGCCATAAAAAATACCAAGGACCGCATTGGCTACAGGAACATTGATCCAATAAGCAGGGTTGAATACCGTAACGAGCGACTTAAAGACCCCAAGGTTGTCATCATACCATTGCAAGAAAGGATGCGGAAGATCCCATTTCCTCTTCACATAAGCGGCCACATCTTCGGGAACGATGACTACTTTACTAGCTTTGAAATCTCGTAAAGTTTCCTTGCTTAGTAACGTGTCGATCAGCTCATCATAGGTGGCTTGTGGTCCTTTTCCTGCCAAGGCCCGCTCCAGCGTTAGGCCTCTTGCCCGTTGTTCTATCTTTAGATACTTGCTGATATGCTCTAGCGGGAGCACCGCCCACCCTTTGGGAATGGCCGTGGCACGGGATATAGCCCTTATTTCTCCGGTCTTTTGTAGGTCCCGTTGAATCAGGTCTAAGGCCCTAATCTTTCCTTTGAGGCTGTGGAACTGACGATTGGAACGGGCTAATACTTTGATGGGGTCAGTCTCATAGGCCTGGGCCGTTCCTTTGAACTTACGAAGCCAATTCAAAGACCCCTGCCTCTTGAGTCCGGGGTTCATCCTCTCAAAAAGGCTGGGCGTTAGGTCGTGCTCCAGCGCAATCATTTGAAAATAAGTGGGCTTTATTCGACCTTCTCGAAATAACGCCATAGCCGATCTAACAGATTCTTTAGATGTGTCCCCAGACAAGAAATATGCGGCCCGCCGAATATCGGCTCTAAGACCGGCTGTTTTCTTAAAGATGCCCAACTCATCAATATAAGGTTCACGAGCAAACTTAACTATTTCCTGGGCCAGTTCATAGGCACTCTTAGCTCCTCCGGTTAAGGCATTAATATCTTCTATCTTACCCGGAATCAAGGCCTTACGTAATTGCAGTTTCTCTGGTTCTGTAAGTCCATGCTCAATAAGAAGTTGCGTCTCTCTAAAGTTTTGTCCTCTCTCAGATGCTAACTCATTGGCTATCAAGTTGTTAAGACGCTTCACCCTTGGCGTGATACCTAGGGCTCGTCCTAGCGTACCTGAAAGAAGCTTCCCAGCCAGCCGACCGGAGAGCAGTATGGGGTCGATCTTGGCTATTAAACCCGCTTTCTGGGCCGCTACGTCGCCAACCAAGGCTGTCCCTGCCGTTTCGAGGGCTCTAAGCCGTCCCAGCTTCCCCAAGGCCTTCATTCCGCCGCCTGTGAGGGCGGCCAAACCCGTCGCATCAGCCGTAACACCGGCAGGATCTTGAGAGAAGGCATCCGCTAGGCTACCAAACGAAAAATTACCTTCTTTATCCCTATATCTATCCGTCAAATGGCCCCAGAATTGACCATAGGTTCGTTTAAGGGGTTCAAAATCATTATTTTCAGGATCATATATTTGCTTAACAGCATCTACATAGTCTTTAGGATCGGCGGCAATCTCTCGCGTGCGCTGAACCAAGTAAGCAGGAAAATCTACAAAGATACCCTTGGCCAGATTGACCACCGAAGGGATGGCGTTCTTAGCAAGATCCCCAAAGAACTCCTTTTCAGGAGGAGCTATAGGTTCTTGCGGAGCCGCTGCTTCAAAAGTAGGGTATGGGGGTAAAGAAGAAAGGGGCTTTCGACGGCCCCTTCTTTGTTCTTCGGTTGGTTGTTCTTGAAGATTATCGGGCAAGATTGCTCCTGTAGAGTTCGTCTAAGATGGCGTTCAACTCGTCCTCTCCTTCTCTATCGGCTTTTTCTAGCGCCGTTGAGGGCTGCTTGCGGAGAGTTGTCAATAGGGTGTTTCTGTGCCCTTCTAGCTGGGCTCTTCGCGTATTCTTCTCGGCTGGAGGGATATCCGTTCGTTGCTCCAGACGATAAAGGTCACTATTCACCGCATTTAACTCCGCACGAAGTCGTGCATCTTCTCGGCCAATTCCAGCTTCTTTTCGCATGGTCCTGAATTTTCGTCGTGCCTCGGTAGCCTGGGCACCAATCCGTTCCTGTCTGGCCGCGCCAGCACGGAGACCAGCTTGTTCAGTCTGAATGTCCCTGGCCACGCCTATCTTAGCCGCTTGGAACGCCCTCTTTTCCGCCATGAAGTTTTGAAAAACCGTAGGCGCACCAAAGAAGATGGCAAAGATAAGATTTTCAATGGAGAACAGCCTGGGCTCCTTAAGCCCCAACAATTCCAATCGCTGAACAAAGGCTTTTTCAGGATCGGGGATTTCAGGCTCGTCTGACCTCGCCCGAAGCTCTTTGAAAAGCCCTAGAATATCGTCTTTATACTTAGCCAATGCCTTTTCTCGTGCGGCATCCAGATCTTCCGAAGGAGGTTTTGTAGTAATACCAGCCTGTTCAAAGGTCGGTCCTTGCGGAAGTTTTGTAGCCTCAAGGGCTTCGCCGATCTTATCCAACTGTCGTTTATCCGTGAATAGTGCGAGGGATAGCTTGCCAAGCTCCTCAGGATCACCTCGAACCCCCGCGTCACCACGACCAAAAATCGGGGCTCTAGCAGCAGTTTTAGCTTCAAACAATAAGGACTGAATCTTTCCAACATCCTGTAACGAAGTATTAGCTAAAACTTCCGGGTCTACCAGCCCAGAAAGTCCCTTTAGCGCGGCACGGGAAGTTTCGGCAACAACATTTCTTTGATCTTCGTATTGCTGCGAAAGGGTTCTGGGGATAGAAGGCTTACCCGGCTCAGGAAGCGTGGCCTGGATAGGCAGTTCGACTTGCCCTGCGCCCGGAGGCCCTACGGGGGTATGACGAGGCTGAGCCGCCGGTGATGGGATAGGGGCTTGCTCCTGTCCACCCAAAGGTAGCCCACTAGGAGGAGCCATTGGCGGAGGAGTGGTAACCGTCTTTGGCTCTTGGGCTTGAATAGCCGTTGCCGCTTTTTCTGCGATGGCTCCCAGCCGTTCCGAGATCCCCGTAACGCGCTCCATCTCTTGTAGGTTCTCGGGCGTAGGCTCCGCGTTAGAAAGTTGCTCAAGAGAACCTTGAGTCTTTACAAGAAGGTTATGCAGTTTTCTAAGGTCTACCATAGGTTAAAGCAAGATAGCCCCTGTTTGAACCGCTGACAAGCCTAAGTTGATCCAGTCTTGGGTTCTTTTTGCTTTTCTCTTTGTTTCTTCCAGTGCTTCTCCAACACGATCATAGGTGAGTCTAGCGCGTTCTCCTGCGTGTTCCCCAAGACGAGCCCGCAGAATCGCCGCCCTACGGCGTTTGAAGCCTTCCTGAATACGGGCCTGATTAGCCTGATAGGGTGTTGCACTTCTTGTACCTAGACGAGCGATATCTTCCGCAGCCACGTCCGCAGCAATACCCCCCTCTGGAATACCTCGTTCAGAACCGACGCCATAGAGTTCCTTGCCAAAGGTTCCTTCCTTGAGTTCCTGCTCCATCGCTGCCAACTCAGCCAGCCTTTGCCGGTAGCGACGAGCCATGTCCTCGCTGTATATGGCCTGTTGCTTCTTACTCTTGCGCCGAATGTGCCGCTCCGAAATCATCCCTGGAATGGCACCGACCAACCCGGCTAGTCCCATGGCTCCGGAGGCCCCTGCGGTCTCTGCCGCACTGGCCGTTCCGCCTCCCCCAAAGCCCTGTTGTGCGGGTGGGGCGGAAGAAAGGCTCTGGGCCTGTTGTCCTCCCCCATAAGCCGAGAAGGGCGTATAAAATCCGCCGTAGGTAACCATAGGCTCCTATGCCCCTAGTGCCGGACCTTCTTCTGCCAGCCCAAGCTTACGTCGGAGGGCTCGAATTCGTTCCTCTGTGGCAAAGCGGGCCCCCCTAAGCTGGGCCTCAATCTCGCTCTCCGCACCCCGAGCGAATTCGGGCGTCTCGGCAAACGTTCCTGCTCGCTTCGCGGCGGCGATGACCTGTTCACGTACCGTACGAGGAAGGCTTTCTAACTCGCTCTGAGCAATTTCAAGTTCTGTGCGCCCAGCTTCGTAAGGCTGACGCTCTTCAGGCGTTCCCTTTCCTCCGCCTGCGGCTTCCTGTTGGGCGATAGCGGCGGCGATGGCCGCCTTGCGCTTCGCTTTCTTTTGTTTTTCTTTTTGCCCAATGTAGGCCGACGCAGCCAGTCCCGCTGCCGTTCCTATGCCAGGAACGATGCTCCCTACGATGGGAAGAGCCACTTGCGCCACTTTCTTCCATGAAAAACCCATAGCCTATTCCTTAATCCTGATGTTCCCAGACTTCCGCATGAACCTCAATCCCATACACACGAACCCGTGCGCTTGTTTCATTATTTGTCAGTTTAATTCGGATTAAACGCCCTTGACTGCTCTGTTTGAAATCCACGCTGTCAAAAACCTTATCTTCTCCCGTAGCAGGAGTCAATGAGAACGTCTGTTGGTCCGCTTGATCTTTACCATTGATGATGGTATCGACCAGGAGGTTCTTTCCCGTGAGCCCTTCAGTAAAGAGATAAATAATGTCCAGTTGCTTGTCTTTAGCCCAGTCGCTAAAGTCCAATGATTTACTTTCCCACGTCATCGTGATGGCAGACCCCTCGTCATTGTCTGTGGTGTCGTGCTTACGGATGATTACTTTATCCGAACCCCCAGAGAGGAATGTCCCATCTTGCTTAGTAAGAAAAACCCGCACATTGATATTGCTGTACTTGGTCCAAATACCCGTCACATAATCCAAAACGTAAGCCGAATCGTTCTTAGTGTCTGCATCGCTGTCATAAGCCAACCAATACTGGGTCTTGAGCCTTCCCGCCGCTACGCCTGATGACGCAATGTCCTCAATGGTTTGCTTGATATTAAACGACACAAGCGTCAGGCCATTGATGGAGACCGTGAAAACCCCGCTCTTTGAGAGGAAAATAACAAAGGCGTCTGCTTTTACAATAGACCTATTTGATAAACAGCCGATATTAGAACTCAGTTGCTGAACGACAAAGTTTGAGGGCTTATAACCCCGAAGGATAAAAGTAGAATTCTGTTTGAAAACCAGCAGATAAGGTCCCATAGGGGAAATACCTGTAATGACATCCCCATCTTCCGGAGCAATGTCAATAAAGCCAGCCCCCGTGTCGCCTGTAGCCGTCCAGTTTTCAGGATTATCCAACGAAGAATAGTGCAACCTAGATGTCCCCGCCGAGGAGTTGGCGGCAAAGGCCCTGCTTCGATGAACCACAATGTATTTGACGTTTGAGGGGGGTGTTCCTAGAAGCGCGGAGGAGGCTCCCGCTCCGGTCCACTTCTGCGTCGTTATATTAGTATTCCCGAAGATGGCGAGATCGTCAAACGTGGTGAAGTTTGTTTCCGCCCCGTTCATGGTGCCAGAGGTAAAAATCGATGTGTAGGTTCCTGCGCCGGTCACGTTGAAGACATCATCATCAGCGGCGCAGAGAATGAATTTGTCACCATCGGCCTGAACATACTCAAAAAGCCCGGCCACAAAAGGATTAGCCACCACAACCTTCTCGGTAAACTCGATGGCGATTCCTTTTCGTTTAATGAGCGTGCCCGTCTCAGTTGACACGTCCACGTTCTGCATGGACGGAGAGGCGTTATCGGGAATCCGATGGGCTGGCTGGACTGTAACCAAGCCTCCCGCAAAATCCTGTATTTTAATGATGCCTTTAGGCACTAGAACCCATTCCCATAAAAAGCGTAATCATCCTCGTCTCGAATATATGGATTACGGTCTTGCGTCTGTCTGACTCTGTCCAGATTAGCCTTATCCACGATTCGGATATACTCCTGAAACAAGAGACCCGCTTCCTGAAACTTCATTTTCTTTTGGAACCCAATGTGTGCGCCATAGTGAATGAGTGCCTCATGATAAGCCGTATTGATCCTAGGCGTATCTCCATCGGCAGAAAGATCGGGAGGATCATACGTGCAATAAATCTGCAATTTTGCAAGGTCCACAACCGCGTCGTCGGCGTGAGTAGCGGCGGTCGTAAACCCATCCCCCCGTACACACTGAAGAAAGGCCGTTGCGCTCGCATCCTGGTACAAGATTTGTTCCGAGTCAATTAGGATACGTCCTACAGTGGGAAACCCCGCGGTGGCGTCTACGGTAATGGTGGTGGTAGACGAGCTTATGCCACCTCCAACATTAATGGCTGTAGAGGCCCCATTAGCGTCAGGCGCTGGATACAACTTAACTTTCTTGTCCCACGGATAATCGAAATAGAGGCGAGGCCTGTTCGATTTCTGCGTGGGGTTCAAGCCCATGTTGGCATTCAAGTCCACGTAGTCGTTCTTGATCAACTTGTATTTGTCATCGAAGGAAATATCTTGTACTTGAACAATATCGGTTGGTATGTCGTACTCAAACTGCTTAGCCACAATCTTCCGACCGACGATTTTCTCGGCCCAATGAGTACGGCTAATAAAGTCGTGGTAGCCGAAGTTGATCCACCGCTTTATTTCGGCGTCTGTAAAATACCGCGCCGTAGGCTCCACCAGCCTAGAGCGAACATCCGTTTGCAGGTTTACAAAAGTAACCATTAGTCTGTCTTATGCTGTGCCTTACAAGCCAGAAACTCTTTATCCAGCCACGCCTGAACCTCTGGAGAAGCCGTCAAACTGTGAACGGCCTCACCGTACGACATCGGGTCCACGTTACTGTCCTGAACGTGGCAGGTTGCTGTAAGCATCCACGCTTTGGTCTCTGGGCGATAGGAGCACACAATAGTTTTTCTAAGCAGTCGGGACATCGTTCTCTCCTTTAAGACCCACTAACAATTTGTTTTTTAGATTAATCAAGAGCAGCCCATCATGATCTGAGCGCACAAGCCCATTCGTCCATGAGATATGGATGAGGCCAAGAATAAGTTTCGTCTCTTCTGGTGTCATTATCTTACCCTCTTAGGCACTTGTCGAAACCCCCTGATAACCAAGAGTGCAGACCCAGTCGATGGTCGTCCCGGCGAGCCCTGTTACCGACACACGGACATCGTTCCCCGACACGGTAAAGGTCGCATCGAGCCCCGCGTTCGTCTCTTCCGTCCAATCCGCCTGAACGGTAGAAACTGTCGCACCGCCTCCACCCTGCCGATGCGCCCGAACCCTGATGACATAGGCCGCTCGTTCGGTTCCTGCCTCATCACGGCCCACAACGTGCGCCTCTAACCAGTAGAGCCGGTTATCCGTGAGCGTTGTTACGAGAAGCGTCGTCTGAACTGCGTTCGTGGTCTGAACGGCCCCTGTATTTCTAATCCAGTCGGCACCGCTAAAGCCCGTATGATTCCGAGTCTGCCATTCTCCAGTCGAGGCGAATCGGCCCTTCTCGACGCTGTTGATTTTGGTAACTATAGAAAGAGCCGTAGTCGTTTCAAGGGTGAAACTCGTTCCACTGCTTCTCAATGCAAGACCAAAGCCTGGATATGAGTTGATCTGAAAAGCCTGAAGATCCTGCTCTAAACGCAAAGTTCCGCTAGTGAACCATGTTCCTTGAAGACCCCCACCGGGGAAAAAATCCATAGTGCCGGAAGATGAAAGACGTAGCCGGTGCCCGGCAAAATTATTCCCAGAGAGGATATGAAACGTATTCGCGATCAAAAGACCTGTGGCCGTAAAGGTCGTTCCCGTGTCCACGAGACGGCATCCACGACTCGCTGAAGCCGAACCCTGCTGGGCAAAGTAAATTTCGGTGCTTGTGTCAGTGGCCGTCGATTCATTGATAATTCCAAAAGACGTGGTTCCATTTTGATCTTTCTGGAAGTCGGCCACATCGCTCGCAAATACGGTAGTGGTACGGCCAGCAAGGAGTTGTCCGGTCGAAACGAATCTGCCACTTTCCGTAGTGGGGTCCGTCTGGAAAATGATATTTCCATCCGTGGCATGAGAAGTCGCGCGTAAGGTAAGCGAATTACTGGCCGCAGTGCCCCCTCGAACCGTAAGTCCCGTATCGCCGGAGATGGTACCATCCACGGTAAGGGTAGTTCCAGACCATGTAAACTGTGGAACTCCGTCCAGCGTCGTAGCCCCATTGAAAAAGGCTACTTCGTTGACATCGCCAGTCTCTGTCGTGATGGCCCCTGCGGAACTTCCTTGGGCAGGGGCAAAACCTGCATAGCCCATTTAGTTATCCGATATATTGTACAATCATCCCGTCTTGCTGAATATCGTTTGCAACAGCCGTGCCATTAGTTCCGGTGACTTTGACCGTAACAGCCGTTGTGGTGTCTTGAAGGGAGTTGGTTGTAGCGGGCACCGACGACACGTTTCCCGTATGGCGAACACCCCATCCAAAGAGGCGTTGAGCCGTGGCACTCGTTCGGGTCACGTAGAATACAGCCATCCATCCATTATCGTTTTGGTTGCTTCCGCTATGGATGGTTCGCGTCGTTGTGCCCCAATAAATCTTTACTGTCTTAGCGTTTGCGTTCGCTCCAAAGCGACCCCACACGGTGACCATCAAGGCTTGACCGTCCTTAGCCAGCGTATTAGCCGGAACGGCGTATGTGATGAGATCGGTTTCGTTAGTATCTGCTCCCGTGCCTACTGTGGCAGTCTGAACACTGAGCGTGCCAACAATCGTGGCGCTGCTTCCAGAAATTCCTGCCGGAATAACAGTAGGAAAAAGACCCTGTGCTCCGGTGAAGCCCATTACACAACTCCTTCAGGTACCTCATCAACCTGAAGAACCCGAATAATGCCGTCTGTCTCGACCTGGAAGTTATACGTATTGCTTCCATTAACGCCAAAGACAAACGTATAAGCATCCCCCGAGTTAAGGGCCAAAGACTGATTCAACCCACAGGTAAAAGTCGTCCCGGAGTTCGTTACCGTGAAGTTGAGCACAGCAGCTACAGCTAGAACTACCGTCACCCGTAATGCGCTCACCGGATAGCTTGGCGTAATGGTCGTAGCAAAAATGTTGGCATTAGCACCCGGGGCTGCGATGTTAAATCCCCGTCGCTGCGAGATAATGGCATCAGCGGGCATGGATATTCCTTTCTATACAACCCTCAAGCACGAAACATAGACGATGCACGACTCATCCGTAGACGCGGTGCGAACACGACGAATCCGAAGCGTCCCACCGGCGGCAATCTCATGCTGTGCATCGTCAATCGTGGTCACTCGACCAATTGTCTTATCCGCAATATCGATAGACACCGCATCCGTGATAGCCGTTCCTGCGCTCGTCTGAAGGGCAATCGTGCCCGCCCCGCCCCCGGCGGCCACCGTCTTGACCAAGTGCATATCGATAATTCGTTCCTTATGCGTGAGCGTCTTATCCAAGTTCGCCGTAACGCCCGCCGCAACGTCATAGCGGTGGATTACTTGAAGGCCGCCAATCGCATTTCCGTCAGCCGTATTAGCGACCTGTGTTCCCAAAAGATCGTTAGATTTCAGTTGGGACGCCTTAATAGCGGCATTATCAGCAATGTTTTTTGCATGAATAGTCATGGATCATCCTGTCGGCATTAAATTCCCTCTTCGGGCGTCGGTTAGCCCCTACCGCATTCCGACTATTAAAAAGGGGAGAAGGGCCACAATAGCCCCTCTCCCCCGGAGTTAACTACGCATCCAGCGTCAGATAGGTGTCCACGGTATTGTTAGCGTCGACGTCAGCCGCAAGAGCCCAGCCCACCACATGATTAGTCGGGGCCGTGTCCTGAGCCGTAGAGTCCGCCGTACCGTCACCCGCAGCCGAGGCGATGATGGCATCGCCCTTAGCCACGTCGTCATCGCCGTTGGTTTTCACCGTAGCATGACGACCCCCTGTCTGCACCCAACAATAAGCCGCGTCCGCAGGAACCGAGATAAAGACACCTGCGACAAGGTTACGATCCGTGTCCGACACGTCCATCGTGACCTTTAGCCCATTATCGATGAAGTAGGCCAGATTTCCGCTCACCGCGGCCACATCTCCCGAGCCGTTATCAAACTGGCGGTAGCGATAAATCTTCCCGTCCTCGTGTCGAACCATACCCAGCGAATAAAGCAGGGTCGTTCCTGTGTCAGCAACCGCGTCGGTCCAAACAGCAGGAACGTTTGTGTTTTTGACTTCAGGCATTCTACGTTCCTTTCTTTACAGGTTGGGATCGACTGTCTTGATGACGCCCTGCATCCTACGATTGGAGCAAAGCAGATTACCGGCCCACAGGATACGGACGATCTTTACATCCTGGTCCTTCAGCGGAGGAATAGCCACAACCTTAAAGTTGCTGTCCGAGTGCGTTGCCAGCCAGAGGTAACGCTCGTTCAGAAACTGAATCCAGTTGTCCTGATTTCCGCCATCGGTTCCCGTGACGTGAGAGTCAACCACGATAGGAATACCGTTGAACATGAGCGTCGAAAATCCAGCCGATGCCATCTTCGAATCGGTAAACCTTTGATCGGGCTGATACAGCGTCCACAGCTTGTCGAACACGCTCTGCCTCGTCACGATCACAGACGGATGATCCGATCCGACCACCGTCGCGCCGTAGGCCTTCTGCATTTCGATCAGCGTCAAAGTCCCAGCCACAGACAGCGTTCGGACCTTCGCTTTCCAGTCCGAGAAATCCGCCGTAGCGATGCCCGCGTACGTGGTCGTGTCGCTCAAGACCGAACCAAGCCCGTCCAGAGCCTTCCCGCTCGAATTGGACCCCTGGAGATCCGTCCCCATCGTGTCCATCAGCGTAAGTTCCGTGACAAGACGCTTGGCTTCCAAGAGATTAAGAATGCCTTCCTTACCGCTATTCAGCAACTCATCACGACCCGTAATACCGATGGTGCCGTAATACTGCCTCCATGCAAACTCGGCATTGGTAAGGTTATCGTTCAACGTGGTGGACAAGATTTCCGCGCCTTCAAACGAACCCACGGCATCGGTCTTCTTGTATACCAACGGCTGTTGAATCACTCGTCCACCGCTATACTTGATCCCCTTGTCCTTCAACCGGAACAAGACAGGATTACTTCCAAAGATGTTCTCAACCATCTTAGGAAGAATGAGTCGGTGGGTGATCGAAGCAATCTGAGAAACCGAAAGTGCCATTTTATTTTATCCTATACTCCGTATTGCTCTAGCTCTTTCATGATAGCCGAGCGATACTCTACCTCATTCATCTGAGAGGGGTTTTTTCCTGACGGCGTAACATTAGGAACAGAGGAAGAACCTACATTGGCGTTTTGTTTCTGGGCAAGGCGGGCTTGCGCCTCTTTTTCCGCCGTAGCCTTGGCATCAACAAGATTCTTTTGTCCCATTTCGATCTGATACGCCGCATCCAGGGGGAGGCCTTTATACTTCAGGGCCGTACGCAATACCTTATCGAGTGCCGTGGCGTCTAGGCTGTACTTGCTTTGAAGAGTCTCAATCTCCCGGTTCAACGTAAAGTCCTCAAGCTGAGACTCCAGAGCCTCTATTCTTTCCGCCACCTGGGAAGGAAGGCCTGTCGCAGCTTCCGCTTTATTCTGCGATTGTCCCGCACCACGTCTTCCCACATACGAATCGATCTGACCCTTCAAGGACGCCCGAAGATCGGGATTCTGACGAAGATACGTGTCAAAATCCAACCACTCCTGGGCACGACCAAAGTTCTGCTTGGTCTTCGTATAGTCTTTCAGCAGACCATCGTAAGACTTCGCCAACTCGGTCACATCCTTGAACTTACGGCCCCCGGCTTCGATAAACGTCGCAGCAGAAGGGGTCGCCTCGGGGGACGGGGATGAGGTTGCTTCCGGCGAGGAAGGCTCTCCCGTTTCCACCGTAGGTTCCAACTCCGCTTCAAAGTTTTCGATGTCGCCTGCCATATCCTCCTAACCTCTCTGTTCCTCTTCACGGGCGGGAACCGCGCCCAACACATCCTCCAGGTTTACACGGCGTGTCTCCTCTTGGGGAGGAGGTCCACCCGAAGCCGCTTGACGAAGGAGATCAAGGGCTTTTTCTACTAAAGGCCTCTTCTCGGGATCAATATTAGGCATGATCGCTTCGAGAGTTGAGGCAATTTCTTCAATAGGATCAGGTCCCGGCATGACCAATCGTTGGATATCTAGCTCTTCGGGTTCACCGGCCAAAGGTGCCGACTTACGCGAAAGGGCTTTGAATCGAGCCTCATCATCAAATCTAGCCACGAGATAGTTTCCTTTTAATAGCCCTAGAACGACCCGCTTTCGAGTAGGCAATCGCCACAGCTTGCTTTTGGGGCCTGCCCGAATGCGCCAATTCTTTAATGTTACCTGAGATTGCGGCCTGACTAGAGCCCAGCTTCAACGGCATATCTACCGTCCGTTCTTATGCTCGTTCTTTTCTCCCTTGGAGACCGAGCCATAAGCAGGAGACTCCAGTTTACCCTTGAATTCCGAAGATTCGGGCTTACCCCCGTTCTTATTGCCCATGTCTCCCATGTAGCTAGGCGACTGAAACTTTGATCCTTCCTTGTAACCCTTTGGCATCTTATGCTCCTTCCACGTTTCCTAACTGCGTATTTCCCATTTCCTCTTCAAGTTCGTTAAGTTCCTCTTCCGTTGGCGGGACGGCTTGCTCTTCAAGAATCTGTTGTTCACTTTCGGGAGCGGGAGGCGGCGCACCCCCGCCCGTCTGGGCCTGGATAACTTCTTGTTCCAGCTTTTTCATTCTGGAAAGAATGGCCTCGACCTCTTCGGTGCTCAGGCCAGAGTGCTCCAAAACGGCCCTGTCATCCACAACGCCAGCTTGCCGTAGCTGCAACATTTGGGCGAATTGACGTGTCTTGCTTACCGGCATGGTGCTTCCGACGCCAATTTCGAGGTCATATTGTCCCACTGACACATCATTAATTATAGCATACTTTCCCTCTGGTGTCAAGCCGGGTGAATTAATAGCTATGAAGTTTTGTCCGGTGCCTCGTCCTTCGACCAAGCGAATGACGCGGGGTTCGGTATAGAACTGTTGGACAAGAGCAATGATCTGTTGCCCCATTCGCCTAAGACCCGCTTCCATGTTTCGCACTTTTGCTCTAATACGAGTCTGCGCGGCTTCCTGTAGCTCAATGATTGCAGAAGCAGCCTCGACACCAACTGGGCGGCGGCCTTGGGTGACATCGAGAACGCCGGATATTGAGTCGAAGTCTCGCTTATCCAGTTCTTGTAGGCTGAACAAAGCCGCTGGCAAAATGGGTGGTTGCAGCCATCGGACATCGGAACCTCGGTTCTTATAGAGGATAGTTCCGGGTCTGTTGGTCATGGCTTTAGGATGAATGCCCGAGTCCGCATCCACAACAAAGGGAGGATTAGCCGTAAGGCGCAAAATATCGTGAATCTGCCCCCTACGTCTGTTGATGTCGTCCTGTAGGCGATGAAGTTGCTGAATTTCACCCATTCCCCAAAAAGTACCCGGAACCATGTAGTCCACAAATTTGATAAACGGAAAACTATTATGCTTGAAAGGAGAGGGCCCATGACGAAGTAATTTGGAATTCGCCATGATCGTAACCATGACACGATCCGACTCGTCTCGGTGCCACATTTCAACAAGCGTGACGAGGCCCTTACGCTCTGCCGTCGCTTGAGTACCAGACGTATCTTTATGCCATGTCTGGCTCGTATTATCTGTCGTGGGTGTAGGCCCAAGAGACTCTAAGCCAAGAGAAGTGCCCTGAGAGGTAATGGTTTTGCTGATCGTTAGATCCTCGTCCCATATACCGCCCACCAGCTTTCCCTTAACGTGCGGATAATCACGTTCAACATTACTCAAAGGCACATTAGCTGCAAAGACGATATATTTTGCGTCCTCCATATCCAAGGCCCCTGGCGAGGGATACATATGACGCGGATCGACAACACTAATAGCTACGTCTCCACGACCTTGAGCCAAAAGAGGGTTCCACCACACCTTTGCAAACCCAGTTCCATACTTCAGCGTGTTCTTAATCACCATCGGAAGTTTCAAGTCCGTGTCTTGCTCGACCCAAATCTTTTTTATAATGTTCTGAATGACTTCAGAAATGTTGGTATCAGAAGGCTCCATAGGAAGGACGACAATCTGAGGACGATTATCCGTCATGATGGGAATGATGGTCTCAATCGTGGAGAAAATAAAGTTGACTACAGGCGTGCTTCTCCACGCCGCTACGGGATGCTGCCAGTGCTGACCGGCGTAGTAGCGATACCACAGTTCCCAGTCCTTATCATAGTTTTTCTTGAAGGCCTTGGCTTCCGTATACGCCTTAAAAACCATCGAGGCGAGTTTTTCCTCTCCTTCAGGCATATCCACCTGAATAGGATCTCTCGAACTATTAACTGGGCTTTGAACGATTTCGGCCATTTTTGCTTTCTCCAGCAAATCCTATATTCTTCGTTTTCAAAAACTTATCTACTTCTTTAGATGATGTAAAGTCTTGGCCCAGAGGCATTTTTAACGATTCAAACCCTGAAAACTTAAGACCCCCTACAAAATTAGGGGACGAAAGCCACCTGTAAGCCGGTTTTGTGCAAAGGTTACATAAAATGTAATGTCCTAGCGGTGGCGCATGATCGAAAGACGAATAGAAGAGATTTTCATGGTTATCTTTACAGACAAACGTATAATTTGGCACTAATAGCCCCCATCATCCACATAAGGTTGGGCAATATCTGGAGTCTTAATCCAATCATCTAGACGATTAGAAAACGGATTCTGTGTTCCTTCATGTACTTGTAAGACTCCATCGTCTCCAACCGTGATATAGGGATGCGCCTGAGAGTATTCGACCTCACTAAAGAGAACATAGCGAAGAGCGTCCATCGTATGATTGGCATAGTCGATGGGCTCCTCTCCGCTATTCTTTCCGTCCTTATTTACGTAGTGGTATTCCGCCAATTCCTTCAAAACATTCAAACAATTGGATGTGATAAAGAGTTTATTCTGCTCAAACAGCCGCTCCACGGTATCAATTCCGGCTTTGAGATCGTTTCGGGCAGGATTGCTTCCGATTCCATAGCGAAGGAGGTCGGCAGATTCTTGTGCCCCCGAAGGATCAGCCCAACGACGAATGACTTGCTTGTCCCATCGAGCCGTCTTTATGGCTTGGGAATGAGTCTCCATCGTACGGAATTTTTCGTAATATTCGTCAACCACATAAAAACGATCCTTTGTACGTACAACCCAAAGATGCACAAATGGATCGGCATAGCCCATGTCAATCCCGCCGAGCAGCTCAGAATCTTCGGGAAGCTGCGTGAACGGAGGAACAACATGACGCCGGAAATCAAAGCCTCTATATACCAGACCCTCAAAGGCAACAAACTCAGCATTAAGTTCTTGGTCGGCAAAGGCTTGCGAATACTGTAAGCGGAGAGCCGCCACATCTTCTGGCTTAAGAGATTGGTTATCTTCCGACTTGGCCTTGACTACGCCATATTGCACGTTATGAAGCGACTCTTCATAAACTCGGCTGTAAAGCCAGTTCTTGCCTCGTGGCGTAGTCGTCAGGAAGATGATCCCTTGAGTATCCAAGACACGTCCCAAGAGGATTTTCCAGGTGTCTTCGGTAAACATGGCCGCTTCATCGGCCCAAATGAAGCCAAGTCCGGCTCCCCGCAAACGATCAGGACTGTCGGCTGACTTAACCTCCACGCGAAACGGCGTATTCGACCGCGCATGAGGAAAGAGCAGGTAGGCCCTCTCTCCTCTATACTTCTTAATGATTAAATCTCCCGCCGCTTCCTCAAAGGCTCGTTCCGTAACCAAGGACATCGGATAAGTAGGCGAGACAATCCAACCTAAATTAGGAAGGCGGTGATACTTGTAAATTTGTTTCAAGGACTCATAGGCCCCTGCCGTGGTCTTTCCACTCCTGATGCCTCCTAAGAAAAGAACCACCCTCTTTCCTTGCTCAAACATCCGAGCAAATTCCTTTTGATGCGGGTAAGGAGCGTAGTTCACCGAGATTTTAGAGGCAGTTTTACTTTGGACGTTGTGCAGATGCTTTGACGTTTTCCTCGTACGAGACGGTTTCTTCTTCGGGATCTGGCTTTCCAGAGTATTCGATGCAGGAAGGGGCACATCTCCGACATTAGGCGTATCCGGCAACATTAATCTTCGTTGATCTCAATAACTGGGCGATGGGATTTCTTTCTCTTGTCGCTCAAGATACCCAGATACTGGCCCAGCATGATTAAAGCGCGAGAGCGAATAGAGGCTGAGCCGTTTTCTATATCTTTAAGAATCTCGCGCAACCACACCTCTTCATTTAAGAGATCGGAAAAGCCTTTAATGGGAATACCCTGGCTGATGTACTTGCGTGCCTTGGCAAACTTCTTATCCAGCTTATACTCATGCTCTGCAAGTTCCTGGTCCGTCAGCCCAAGGCCCTCTTCCGGCTTATCGTTCGGATCGTTTGGCATAAATGTAAAGCAAGAACAAAACCACGGAAGGAAGAAGAATAAAATAAAACAAAGCGGACAAGTCAGCCATCCTTTCCCGATACACTAATAGCCCCGCGTGTTCTTGTCGATTCGGTACAAGAAGAAGATCACGAATGCGAGGCCTACCGTCATACAAAAGTTATACAGCGTGAAGGGGATCATACTTAACCTCATACGGCGCAGACCGCTTGTCATAGGCTTTCTTAAATGAGAATTTCATACCCGTAAACTTCTGCCCGTTTTGTTCCCACAAGGGTTTGAGCCCTTTGTATAAAGAAAAGGGACCGATATAAAATACCTTTGTTTCCCCCGCGCTGGTCTTGTAGTTGACCACGGGGGTCCATCCTTTATGGGACGTGATAATATAAGGTTCAGTAAGAAACTCCGCTTCTTCCCAATCCGTGTTTTTCATAATATTAAGAAGGGGCGTCCGTTGTACGGAACTTTACTCACCTATTGGTGGACCCCTAAGTTTTTCCTAGTCCTTCTACTTCATCCAAAACCCGGTCCTCATACTTCTTCCGCTGGAGATCCTCGTAGGCCTTTTCAATCATCACTTCATCTTCGTCCGTTCTCATGACGAAGGGAAGAATCTTCTTCTCGCCTATAGGGGCTCGTAGTCCACTGGCCTTGGCATAGATGGAGGCCCCCACGTAGATCGACGCAGCCGTAAGAATCGCGCCAAGAAGAAACATTCCCAAATTAAGGAGGAGGTCCATTACTGATGCTCCTTCGCATGGCGATGATCCGCTTCGGCCTGACACGACGCATAGAACTCAGGGGTATCCCCAAAGCTACCCCCTCCACTATGAATCCCCGCTTTACAATCCGGGCAACACACATGAACGGTGGATTGAACCACTTCATCAAAGCAGCTTTGACACAGAGGCTGAACCTTAACGAGATCTTTCGTTTTCTGCGAGAAACTCATGAATGGCCTCCAGATTCACCGCTAAGATCCTATCGCTTCGGGCTACGTCATCGTACACATAAAGGGCCACCGTGATCCCTACAATGGCCCCGCTTTCGGCATCGATCACAGGCCCGCCTGACGACCCAAAGTAGGAGCCCGAGGTATGAAGGAACATCCTTGGACGCACTTCAAGAACGCGGCCCATGCTCATGATCGGGGGGTATATAGGACCCATGTATCCTACAGCAATCACGTTCTTTCCAGACTTAGGATTACCGGGGTCATCCAGGTAGGAGAAATCCTTAGGCCCAAGGTCCAACGTATCTAGTTGTGAATCAGAGACTTCGAGTAGAGCCAGATCATCCCTATAGGACTTTCGTACAAAGAAGGAGATCTCGGTATAATCTTTGCCCTTCTTAGCATAATGGAGTATAAAGGGATGCTTTTCCTGACCCTCTACCACATGACCAGCGGTAAGTATATACGTCTTATTTCCGTTTGTCTTAAAAGCTACACCACTTCCATGACCCCCCTTCCATATGCTTACTTTACATACAGAGGTCTTATAGTTATGTTGGGTATATAAGACAATATAACGAGAACTAGAAAGACCTGTACAAGAAGTAACCAGGAATATAAGAAGTGCTATAGATCTATACATAAACCACCATGTATAGTTTAACACATAATATAAAGAAGTCAAGTATATATCTTAATTATAAAGTATACTCTTATATTCTTATCTTATCTTAATCCCCTTCCTAAAGGAAGGGTCTTAATATACTATATAGTATATAGGAATAGACTGGCCAGTACCCATCCGGGGACCCCTAAAAGAGGGGGGTCCAAGGTTTCTACAATAGGCCTAGGACTGCGTAGGATTCGATTTAACGAGACCAAAGGGGTAGGAAGGTACTAAGGTACCAACCTCTTGCTTTGAGTGTCTTAAATCAGCACCAGCGCAATCTAAGGGGGTAAGAAATTTATGTGGGGCTTGTAAGGCTAAATAGCCACCCCCCATCTGTGGCGACACAATGCGCGGAGTCTGCTACACACCTGAGACAGTATGTCACACAAGGAGGGGTGCCAACAATCCTTGGCACCTAGAGTGTAAAGGAGGGTTTACACAAGGGAGTGTATAGAAAGTATACAGAGAGTGTATAGGAAGTAGACAGTGATCATATTATGATTATTAGATAGAGTAATCGATCACTATCTGCTCAATCTTTATCATCTATCGCGCAATACTTGAGTAGTGTGACATTTTGTCCCAGTCTGCACACCCCTTTGGGACATTCTGGCACCGAAAACAGCGTTTTTAGCGTTTTTTGCTTGGCACGGTGTTTTCACCACTGGCCGTTGCCGATTGTGGCATGGAGACTTGAGTATGATGCGGGAATATTACCAGGACAAAGCCAAGAGGGACGCAAGGGCAAGGGATCTACGGACGCAGGGAATCCAAGCCAGACGGTCGTCTACCGGACCCTCACAACTTCACCCCATGTACGTAACAGACTGGGGATACCCGCTTAGTGAGGCAGACAAGGGCTTTGGAAACAACATCTACAAGACGTTCTTTGCTAATCTATATAAGATAGAATGGTAGACGCCCATTTTTATGTATCTTGAAACTCTAGGACTACCTGAGTGTATCATAGGCAAGAAACGTATGAGAGAAGAATTAACAAAAGAAGAGTTAGAATGGTTAAGCTATCTCATGTCTCATGATGTCCCCTTGGACTATCTCTCTGTGTCTCCGGAAGAGCTTGTGCTGTTACTCGCGGAGGAAACATGGTCCTAGATCTAGTGGTCATATGGATTGTTGTTATTATTGTGTGTGGTTTATTTTGGGGGTACTGCTATGCCAAGGAACGTTAGGAATTTCTGGGTTTCAGGAACGATTGACGGTCGACGTACCGCCATTGCTGGGGGCCCAAAGTCTCCGACGGGCGGGATGCATCTGATGATTCATGTACGGCAACGGGGAGAGATTGTGCACAACGTTCTGAACGTCCAGGGGGTTGTCAAAAATGAGAACACACTAGCCTTGCGTGTAATGTCCAAGAATGGTGCGATATGTCAGGAATTTACGTTTCGGAGGTAGCCTATGTTCTGCACTAATTGCGGGAAACAATGCGATACGACCTACTCTTGCGCGACCCAACGTTGTCATGACACCAGGGAACCTTGCCCCCTTTGTGTCCGTTGCTACACCGAGACAAGGGGTATCTGCTACGTGTGTGAACTAGAGGGAGCATCGTCACAACCCAAGGATACGGGGGACTCGTATGCAGACGCCTAAAGAAAAGATAGAGCTGGCCATCATGCCAAGGCATAAAATGTCGTGTCTCCATTACGTTTATACCGATAAAACGTCAGGGTATACGTATGCGTCTAATGGAAAGATCTTAGCGGCTGTACCTACAGTCTTTAGCCAACAGGATTATAAAGAAGCCATCTTTACCCCGACCGAATTCCGTGCCGCGAGTGAGCATACCCTTGTACAACCCATGATGGGAAACGGGAGTATAGACAGACTAAGAAGCATATTCCCCACTTATAAAGAAAAGCATGCGCCTTTAGGACACAATATTACTCTTAGTCTTGATGCAAGACTGCTGTATACCTTAGCACGGATTTTAGACACTAAGAGCAGAGTAACCCTAACCTTACTCGAAGATACATGTTACGTAACATCATACGATAAAAACAATAAATCCTATGGGTATATTGCAGAGTTAAGAAAATGAACAATAACTTCTTAGTTATAGACTGTGAAACCACCGGCCTTAACCCCTGGAAGGGTTCCTCCCCCTTTATGGTAGGTCTTATGGAACCCAATGGAGATTACACCCTCTACAAACCTAAGACATGGGATAATCTTGATCTTGATTATGTTTCCTTGTGCTTACGTCTAGGAAACCCGGACACGATTAAAGTAGGTCATAATATCAAATTCGACGTACACCATTTAGCTAAGATGGGTGTAGGGGTTCAAGGCACGCTGCACGATACCATGATCCTAACCCATCTGTGGAACCCAACCCTACTTTCGTACAAGCTAAAGGATTTAGCTAGAACCCTTCTTAGTGCAAATACGAGCACCAACACTACCTTAAAGGATTATCTCAAGGTAGAGTCTAAGAAGCAAGGTAGGGCCTTGACATATGCTGATGTTCCTGTTACCATACTAGAGCCCTACCTAGTTGATGATCTACGGCATACCTTAGCCTTATATAAGCACATATGGCCGATGGTAGAGAATCACCCTTGTCTAGATACCGAATTACGATTAATCCCTGCATTAATAGACATGGAACGACTCGGTATACGAATTGACAAGGTCCACTTAAAAGTTACAATCACCGAAAGCACGCAGGCATTACAAAGACTAGACAATGCAATCATTACGCTAACTAATAATAAAGACTTTAACTGGCGTTCTAATAAGCAATTAAGAGAGTTATATCATACTACGCTAGGGTTTCCTATTAAACATCGAACTAAGAAGGGAAGTCCTAGTTTTGATAGTGAATCGATCAAAGACTATCCGAACCCTATAACCGATCTAATCCTTGGCGCTAGGACAACCCATAAACTACTTGAGACTTACTTGAAGCCTATGGCCGATTCTATGGACTCTAGTAATAGGATTCACCCTTCCTTTCGACAAGCGGGTACGACCACTGGCCGTTTATCTTGCGCTGAACCTAACTTTCAAAATCTACCACGAAAGGGAATATCCGTTAAAGGGAGCATCATGGCACCGCCAAACCATATTTTTGTTTTCTTTGATTATTCCCAAATTGAGATGAGACTGTTTGCGCATTACTCTAAAACAGATTCTTTAATTAATGCTATTATTAATGGAGAAGATTGTCATGATTTGACGGCAAAAAGGTTGTTTCCGATAACCTATAAAGATACGTCTAATCAAAAAGCTCTTAGGCAAATTGCTAAAACAATTAACTTCGCTATGATTTATGGGGCTGGTCCACGAAAGATAGAGGAACAAACAACTAAATTGTTCGCGGATAATAACCTAATATGTGATATGCAGTCTGGAGAACGCTTAATAGGACTATACAATAAGATCTATCCTTCTGTAAAAACCTTTTTAGATTCTATTCAAAATGAAATAAGAAGTAAGGGTTTTGTAGTCGATGTATTTGGCAAAGAATACCGTTGTCCGGTAACAGAGTCTTATAAGGCCTGTAACTACTTGATTCAAGGAACGGCAGCGGAGATAATGAAACAAGGCCTAGTAAGAGTATATGAGTGGACCAACCAACTTACTACAATTAGACCTACGCTAGTGAATACCGTCCATGATGAACTAATTCTTGAGTTTCCTAATTTATGTTTACCCCTTTATATTCCTATTATAAAACAACTAATGGAAAATAAAAAGGATTTTAGTCTGCCTATAACAGTAGACACACAAACCGGAGTTACTTGGGCAACTAAGACACCTTGGCCAAGCCCATGACAAAAAATGTCAGTAAGCTACAAAATGTATACAGATTTTGTCACACGTAAAGCATGGGCTGAGAATCCGTGGAAAAAACACTGGTTTCGATTGGCACGAGGGTTGCGGTAGTAGGCTTACTTGTAAGGAGGATGACATGAAGGGTATTGAAGGATCAGCGAAGAGGGCAGGGTCGATTTATCTTCGGCAAATCAATCGTGGGGAGGAGTGTCACTACCATGTAGTCAAGACGGTCAACACTCTTAAGCCACATATTGATGAAGTAGTCTTGGAGGGCGACGTAGTGGCGATGATTGCAGACGGGTATAAGGTCGAGATTCAACGGGCCAAGGTGTAGCATGAGACACCGCGCCGTCTTAGGTTATCGTCCGTTCTGGAGTCATCGTACCTACTTGGGCCATGCGCCTAAGTGGGCTAGCTTACACGCGTCTCACAAGCTAACCCAAGAAAACTACCAGCAATGGCGGGAATACTGGCACAATGTAGCAAGGGAGTGGGAATACTGGGAACAACATTATGCCCGGACGGAACCCCATTATAACGCCGGACCGTCTGAGTATACGCTAGAGAATGTAGTTCACTAGAGGAGAGAAGATCATGCGAATTCCCGATTGTGGCCAGTATCTGGTGAAGCATTATATGGCGGGGCTTCATCAAGAGATACCTATCCTCCTGGTAGGTCCTATTGGTGAAGGAAAGTCCTCTATCGTGCGTCAAGTCAGAAATGACTTGGAGGCGCACTACCAGGAACCCGTTGGGCTCATTGACTTGAGGATCTCTCAACTAGACTCGGTAGACTTCCGGGGTATTCCTACCGTAGTCAACGGACATACCGCCTTTAACCCGCCGAACCTGCTCCCCTTTACGACCAATACAAACCATCCTAAACGGGGTATCCTCTTCTTGGATGAGGTTACGCTAGGGGACCGTCTCGTCAGGGCTTGTTGTTATCAGTTAATTCTGGATCGGTGTATTGGGGACCATAAGATTAAACCGGATTGGCTTATCGTGGCGGCTACTAACAGGGCCGAAGATAAATGCGATATTGATGAACTCCCGGCAGCTCTTCGCAACAGGTTTCAGATTTTGTTTGTGAGCAACACCATTCAAGACTATAGCGACTACATCAAAGACAAGTCGGATGCTACGGTAAAATTCCTTAAAATGAATCCTGCTAATTTTCGGGGGTCCGTAGACGAGTACTGTTTTGCAACGGCTAGGTCATGGGAACGAGTTAAGAAGATTTGTGCCGCCATTCCTAAAACGGACCCGTTGCTCCGTGACGCGCTCTTCGGATGTATCGGAAAGGTCGCAGACGACTATGTGAAGTTTTTGACTAACGACACGGTGTATACCGAAAAGGTACTGGATATCCTGAAGGGGGTTCGCCTAGCCCCCTTGACTACTGAGGATATCCGTCCGGTCTATGAATTGCTTTGTGCGGCCTTGAAGGAAGAGCCGTCCCCACAAATCGCAACAAAAATCCTTCGCTACACAAGGTCGCTAACTCCTGAAAAGATTGCGATTGCTTTTGAGGTATTCAATGACCGTGATCCCTTTGCCGGGGTTCCTAAAGACGTAACTTGGCAAAGCGAGATTAGACTTTGTAAGGACTTGATTCTATCTTTGGAAAAAGGGACAGACAAGTGATGGACTGGGATAACATAGAGAAGATCCTTCTTCACAAGAGTACGGTATTCAGTAAAATCTTAGCCGTTTTTCCTCCGCGTCAAGACAACCGGTGTCCTACGGCTGGGGTGGGTCCCGGAGGGATGATGTATAACAAGGCTTTCCTCGAAAGCCTAGCATCGGATGAGGATAGGGCTTTTATTATTGCCCATGAATGTGAGCACATTATTTCAAGCCACATTGAACGGTGTCGGGGGCGGGACCCCTTTTATTGGAATGTGGCCGCTGATTATAATGTTAATTTAACACTGGTCAAAGAATTTGGTTTTAGGCTTCCGAAGGATTTAGGGGTTTTGTACAATGAGGACTATGCTCCCTACTCTACAGAGACGCTGTATGAACGGCTAATGCAAGACAAAAATACAGGCAATCAAACCACCTTAGACGACCATAGCCAATGGTCCGTTGCTCAGACAGAATCCTACAAAGAAGCTATTAAAAAACTAGTGGCGTCCTTAGACGAAACTGAGAAATCCTTTGTTAAGGAAGCCATTCAAAAAGAAAACAAAGCAACAAGGGCGCACGGACTTAAACCAGGAGACAGCGAAATGGGCTATCAGATAACTAAACGAGAGAATAGCGCGTTACTGGCGTCCCTAATTCTAGATAAGTCGGAACGAGAGACTACTTGGAGACAACCCAACAGGCGGCTGTATAGTCACGGGGTCTATCTGCCTTCCCGTCAACGGGAGAAGGCGAAGATTGCTATTTGTATCGATACCAGCGGGAGTACTAAAGGTCCCTTAGCCAAGCAGTTTGTTGACACCGTGGCGGGTCTTATCCGATCTAATGACGTTGTGGGTTACGTCATTCATGCAGATAGTGCGGTTCATAAGGTTCAGCCGATGAAAGAATTTGATGGTACGTTGTATGGAGGAGGGGGAACCAGTTTTATACCTGCAATTACGAAAGCGGAGAGTATGGGATGCAGGAGAATCCTTTACTTCACCGACCTTGAAGGGACCTTTCCGTCTACATCGCATAATGTAATTTGGATTGTTCCCAAGGACGCCGGTGATCCGCCCTTTGGTCGAAAGATCGCCCTTTTCTAGATATGTTTACTCCGGGGTCATATGTTAAAGTTATTTGGCCAGATTCGCACAACATCCATCCTCATTTAATACTAGGTGCAGTATATAAAGTAGCCTACAGCGCGGAGGACAACGTTAATCTATATAAATGTTCACGAGAATGTGGCATGACTCCTTGCGGCGGGTGGAATATGGATAGATTTGTAGCAGCTATATCGCCTATAATAAACTACTGCGAAAGATATCTATGACGAGGGCTCTAATGCTTACAGATAAGTTAACAACATATCTTGAGACTCTTCCTCCTACTAGAGATAAGAGAGAACTAACTATATCATCGTTAGGCCATTGCGGGAGGCAACTGGCTTATAGATACCACGGACAACCCGGCCTATCCTTGGATGCCCGTTCTATAATTACGCTGGATACGGGGACCGTTCTTCATCACGATATTAGACGAAAAATACGTGCGGCCCTAAAGGGTTCCTGTTATCGTTTGTGGGGCTTCCCTAAAGAGATTGTAGCTGAAGTACACGTAGGTCCATATACGATACCTGGACACGCGGACGGTATTTTGAAGCACATAGGCCACTGTACGAAACCTGGACACAAGGACAAGTTACTTGAAGTTAAGACCATGAGCGAGTTTAGTTACCGTAGATTTGTTAATGGAGAAATCGAGCAGTCTTACTTGGATCAGGTGTATGGCTACTTAGACGGCCTTGGCTTGACTGAGGTTCTGTTCCTAGGCCTGAATAAAAACACCGGAGAAATACACGAGGAAATACGGACGCTAGATAAGGACAGGCTAAAAGCACGTTTAGAATTACACCGGCAAATCTTCGAGTCCCACAACCCGGAGGAAATCCCAACGGAGCACACGCCGAACTCCAAGGGGGCCTTGCCGTGGCAGTGTAATTACTGCCCGTTTGTCCTGCGTTGCTACGAGAAGCAGAGCCCTAAGAAGATATGGAGACACAAGTATGTCCTTACTCAGTGAGACTGGCCTGCTGTTTGTGCTATGTCTCGTCAATATCGGCGTGTATTCGCTTTTGTACTTGACATGGAGCCTAGGAAACCGTATATTGCACTTAGAGGAACTTATTAGGAGGCTGACGAATGGACGTTCTGAGTGAAATCACGGTGGATGCGGTCGAAGAGAGAACGGTGAAGAGTGGTCCCACGTCGGGGAGCAGCTACGCTATCGTGCGGTCTAATGGGGATTCCTACTTTGCGTGGAGCGACGTGGCGAAGTCCATTATTGGTCAATACTCTCAGGGAGATAAGCTAACTGCGATGGTGCGAAATGGAGCACGAGGAAAAACTCTTACTAAAATTGTGTCTACAAATGTTCTTGATAAGTACGCCGCCCTACCTGCAAAACCGGACGCCATTAAGACCAACGCACGGGACCGTTCGATGTTCACTCGGTACATTCTCGATACTCGTAACCTTAATATCAAGGGAGAGGTTACCCGAGAGGAAGCCTATAAGAGGGTACTGGAATCTTGGGTAGATGCGGGCAACATCAACGAGGAGGATGAGGTAGCTAAGGACGCCATTCAGCGTATCTCCGTGGAACGGTCGGCCCGACGGAATAACATCAATACGGAAAGCAAGCCTTGGACCGATCTCTTTGCCAGCCGTCAAACGGATCTCGGCTCTTTGCAGGAAGATATGGACGCCGTAGAGCGCGGAGACAAAGAGGTTAAGATCAGCACGGACGGTAGGATTGCTTTTGTGCAGGTGAAAAAGTAATGCCCCCTATTCCTTCCAGCATCGATAGCGAAGCCTGCTTGTTGGCGTCGATGATAGAGAACAACGCCAGCATAGAGAAAATACAGGCGGGGCTTACGGACGATGCCTTCCATAATCCTCATCATAGGTTGCTCTACACCACAATCTGTGATGTTTATAATAAGCTGAAGAAGGTTGACCTAGTTCTTATCAAGGACGAGCTAGGCCAGCGTATTTTGGAGGTAGGGGGATATGGGTACCTAGCTTCAATTATAGAGAACGCACCGGACCTTTCAATCTATGAGCCTTATCTGAATACGGTGTTCAACAAATGGAAACTTAGGCAGGCCTATAAGCTGGCCCAAGAAATCGTTGACAAGTCTGACGCCGGAACCACGCTAGAGGAGGTTTATAGAATAGCGGATAACATCAAAGCGGTGTCTAATATTGGCGATCACAAAGACCTGACGGTTCTCCTGAATTCGAGCGTGACGGAGCTAGATGATATCAGGACTAGCGGAAAGGACTTACTCTCTGGATTCAAGCAACTGGACCTAGCATTGGGAGGACTTCGACGTGGGAAACTTTATACGATTGGAGGAAAAACCTCGCATGGAAAGACCACGTTCGCCTTAAACCTAGCCCTTCATAATCTCTTAGCAAACCCTAAGACAAAGGTTTTGTACAACGCATTTGAAGATATCGACCAGATACCTTATCGGCTGACAGCACTGGAAGCAGGGGTTAAGCTGGAATGGTTTCTTAACCCAGAGACGTTACCGGAATCTGATTACGTTATTCTCAAGCAAAAGCTGATGGAGGAGGGGAAGCACAACGATAGGCTGAGGATTGTGGGCGGTGTCTCCTGTGCGAGGATGAGGGGGATATGCGATGAAATGAAGCCCGACATTGTGATTGTAGACTACCTCCAACGGTATGCCCATAAGTTTAATCTTGCGGATGAGGGTCGCCTATCCCATGAGATCGGCAAGGCGGTATCGGATCTACAGGATTTAGCCATAGACAAGCGAGTGGCCGTTGTTCTTCTCTCTCAGTTCTCCCGACGCTCCGAGGAGCACCGTTTCCGTAGGCCGCAGCTAGAAGATTTGAAGGAAAGCGGGGATATAGAGTTTCTCTCGGACGCGGTCATCCTCCTCTGGTGGCAATGGAGGGACGACGGACGAAAGCAACCGACAGACTATCTGATCCTTTTGGATAAGAATAAGCTAGGGCCACGCTTGGAGCAGAAGGCTTTTATCGATATTGAAACTTTGCGGCTTACGGAGAAGAGGCCATGAATAGATCGACCCCATGCGGCGCAGGAAATCATGGGTATTGTGCCGATACTTTGTGTGGGTGTGCCTGCCATCCTTCTTGGAAGGGGTCATTGAGTGTTCTTATGGATCTTTGGATTCAGGGGGTGTCGGGTGAGTGGATCAGTAGGTTCAAGGAATCCTCCCCTAGTGAGAGATGGGCCATGCTTGCGGCGGTGGACGTGATGAATCCGAAGGCCCTTTCCTTTTCTGAGATTAGGAGCGTGATCCATGACCAGTAAGTGCGTCCAATGCGGGGCTAAGGCCAGCGTGAGCAGCAAGGAATTCAAGAGCAACAATACGCTGCACCAAACTGTCGAGATATCCTGCCCGTCCTGTGGCTATCGCTACTCGTCCTCTTGTGTCATGTCTGTTAGACTGAACAAGGAATACTCTTCTGAACTTTCGGATAAACCCAATGACGACATTAAAGATAACCGCCTTACCCATGAACGAAATTCACTTCTCAAGAACCTTGGTCACGACACTCAGGAAGACTAGTTATGAAGTGGTTACCAATATCATCAGCCGAATCAACTTTGGGCCTACGCCACACCCCCGTTATGACTTCGACACCACGCGATACAATTATGAAACCGTTATCTATGCGGCTAAACCGATATCAAAGGTATCGGACCTAGAAGTCAAAGATTTAGACAGGCTAACGTACGAGGGCACTAATCTTATGCGGGACGTGGTCGGAACTGACCTTTACAGAAGGCTGTCCTCGACAGAGGACGATGCGGCCACGGCGCACGAAGAAGCCGTAAGATCGTTTGAGACGGGAGATATTGTGCTCATCCCTTATATCGAACGATTGCGTATGTTTGGGGTAAAGGAGCTATAATGGCAAAAATCATGTGCTGGGATCTGGAAACAAGCAACCTCAACAGTAATTTTGGGTACATCCTGTGTGGAGGATGGAAAGTCTACGGAAAACCAAAGATAGAGATTGCTAGCCTTGCGGACTTTCGTGGCTACGAAGAGAGACCGACTAACGATAAAGCCCTTGTAGCTCATTTATCTAGCGTGCTGAGTACGGCGGATCTTTGGGTTACATGGTATGGTTCTAGATTCGACGTTCCTTTTCTTAACAGCAGGCTTATTCATTACAGGTATAAGCCTCTTCCACCCATTCCGCACGTCGACGGATGGCGTATTGCCAGGGAGAAACTAAAACTGCACAGCAATAGGCTGGCATCCGTGTCCGCGTTTCTGGGCCTGGACGAAAAGACGATGATTAAAGGCCAGCATTGGGTCGACGCATCGGCGGGAAGAATGTCCTCCTTGAGATACGTCATGAACCATTGTCGGCAGGATGTGAAGGTTCTCGAGCAGGCCTATGAACGGATTCGGCCTCTTTCTTCAACACATCCTAACGTCCACCTGACTGCCGCCGATCCTACGAGACCAGGGTGCCCTATTTGTGGGACGGCGGGGAAGCTGCGAAAGGAAGGTATGTCCATCAGGAGAACACACAGAGTCCAGCGTTACCAGTGTCAAAAGTGTGGTGGGTGGTCTATAGGAAAAGCAGAGATGGTGAAGGGGGTTATTATTCGATGAGCCATGAAAACCGTTCTTCGGGTTGCCTTCCTGGTGTTTTTGTGGGCATTACTTGGTTTCTTGTTGGCTTCCTTGTTAGTGTCCTTGTGGCATCATGCTAAGAGAATAGAGAGGGAATATCCGTGGGGCAGACAGAGGTTGTCTTTAGCGTTCATGGGCCAGTTCCTCGCTACGCTCCCTATAGAAGGGGGTATAGAGGACGACCTTACGTGCCCGATGATCTGAAGAGATGGAGGAGACGCATCGCAAAGGCTTTTCTAAAAGCCGGTGGACGGGAACCCGAGAAGAACGAGTATGTGGTCTCCGGTATTATTTATAAATTTGCCTCGCTCGATCACGCGGACCTGGACAGCCTGACTCATTCCGTTCAGGATGCGCTGTCTAAGGATGCGCTGGGTTTGGACGATAAGGAGTGGGCCGGATCTTACGGAATGGATCGGATATACGTAGGTACGAAACGAGATGAAGGCGTAGAGATTTCTGTCGTCTACCATAAAAAGGAGTGAGTGTATGACTATCGTCCAACGATTGGCTGCTGATTTTCGTCGTTGGGGAAAAAATCGAGTACGGTTAGTGAAGAAAGGCGTTACTAAACATGGTGTTATTTTTGATCGGTGGTTTAACAGACATGGCACAAAGGGTTGACCGATTACTTACGCGGCAGGCTGGACGCCCCAATTAACGCGCGACCAGGAGGTTCTGTTGCTGGAGTTTATTAACGACCATCCAAGGTTCAGATATAAAGCAGCTAGCTCTCGTTGTGATGACCGTACGCCTGTGCGCGTTTCAAAACGAATAATCTTGAAGGCCTGTGACATGGCCCTCCGATGAAGAAAAATATCTACGTCTACGTAGCAGGGCCTATTACCTCTAGTGGTAACCTTACACAAAATGTCAGGAAAGCCATTGATGCGGGTCATAAGCTACGACAACTTGGCTTCTTTCCGTTTGTTCCCCACGTAAATGAATTGTGGAACTTGGTCCATCCTATGACATGGGAAGAGAATCTTCAGTACGACGAAGCATGGTTGGACAAGTGCGATGCTGTCTTTAGACTAAGAGGTGAGTCTAAAGGAGCCGACAGGGAGTGCAGGCTAGCCAAGAAACTAGGGAAGTTTGTGACTTGTAACTATAAGAGTCTTTGGAGGCACTATGCCCTACATAACCAAAGAACAAAGAAAAGCCGTTGATGGAGGACACAGGCCCATGAGTCCGGGCGAGCTAAATTATGCTATTACCACACAATGCTTGAACTTTTTAGACCAATACGGGCATAACTACACGGACTATAATGCCGTTATTGGGGCCTTGGAATGCGCAAAGTTAGAGTTCTATAGGCGTCTTGTGGGCCCGTACGAGGACATCAAGATAAGAGCAAATGGAGATATCTATGGCAAAGATCAGCGAACGACTGAAGATTTTAGAGGGGCTGTGTGAAGAAGAGCGGGCTATCATGGAACGTAAGGCATCTGACTACGCCACGGAGGATGATTGCAATAAGAATCTCAAGGCGTGCGAAGCCTTTGGTGTAGCCAGCGCGGAACAAGGGGTCCTTGTTAGGGTCTCTGATAAGCTGTGTCGTCTCGGTAATCTTATGGTACGGCGTCAAGAGGCTCGCGTAGAGGAGAGTGTTAAAGACACCATCATGGATATACGAAATTATATGGCTATCCTGTATCATCTATGGTTAGAAAAGAATTCAAAGTCTGTGCCGTAAGCCCTATGGGGCATCCTGTCCTAGTGGAATACGAGGACGAGGGTTCCGTTTGGTATTGGTACGATTCCCGTCGCTTTATGGCGGATAACCAGTCCTTTTACAAATATTATGAATTCGTTCAACTGGCTGAAGATATCCGAGATATACCATTCATTGAATCTCGTGCCTGTTCCCGTTGCTCCTGGGTCAAAAAGGCCTTTGATACCGTGGAAGGGCCTTCAGGACTCCATCCCTTCATTAGAGAATTTATGGGAATGGTTCCATGAAGACGACAAGGTTAGTGGGATTGGTCTTATCACAGGACGAGCCTCTGGACTTGTGGTCTTGGATTGTGACCCCCGTCACGGGGGAACAGCATCGCTTGCTGAACTCGGCCTTCGGAGTGAGGAAGCGACCGTTAGAACCGGGGGCGGTGGATACCATTTTTATTTTCAATACCCCGACCATGTACAACACATACCTAGCTCTGCTGGGCTTAGACCAGGGATCGATATTCGAGCCGATGGAGGGTTTATAGTATGTCCGCCAACGCACCTGCCCAACAGCCTGCCCTACCTATTCAACCGACATATACTTACTCCTCTGGAGTGCCCAACCTCTTTTCCACCGGCATCAGCGACCATCGCTTATCCCTTCTTTTTGGGGCCTCTGGGCTCTCCATTGAACTCAGTGGGCCTACCTACAACATTAACACGGTCTTTCCTCTTAAAGATTTGCACACCTTCCTTGCTAGCTTTAATACTGACCCAGGAGCCTCGCTTGAGAGGATCAAGCAATATATTGAAAAGACGCTCAAAGAGGATGACGCCAATCCTAGCCAGTAGTGAGGGCACGAGAAACAACGATATGGCCCGTTACGTAGGTCGGCTGGTGTGGAAGAGTGTGCCCGAAACCCGTATTCTAGAGCTGCTTCGATATAGAAACTCCATGAACAATCCTCCTCTTGAATGGGATGAAGTCGTGTCCATTTATAACTCTATAAAAGTGACCCATGAAAGACATAGTAGAGCAGCCCCATAGCCAGGATTGGGTAGATCCTCCTAATAACTCTCTGTATCCCATAGAGAAGAAGATGAAACCACCGAAAGAGATCCGCCTGGATAAGGAAAAACTAAAGAAGTGGCGGCAATGGCGAGACGAGTTTTACGACGAGTGGGAATACTGGAGAGAGGAAGAAATCAGACACCAATGATTCCTGTTCATGTGGGTCAGACGTATAGAAGCCTAGAGGATAAGTCCTTGTGGGTTGTTGAGCAAATGAACTTATCTACGCTGCGCATCCTGATACGGGCCTCTGACAATCCTTCTGTGTCCTATGATATAAAGCTAGAGACGTTTTATGAGTTTTTTGAAATGGTATCCGCATGAAAAGAAGGGGCGAGTTGAGCCGTGTCGCAAAACAAGGGTACAGCCCAGCATCAACTAGCTCAACTAGATGCTGGGAATATACTTCCTCCGTGTAGCCCGCTACGTTGGCCCTTACGTCGTAATGCGGGCCCCTTTTAATATTAGGGAGGCCATATGCTTGATGGGTATGAAGAAATCTGGGGAATGGCAAAGAAGCTGGGGCTTCCGGCCAAGCCTCTTTGGTATGATCTTAATGGATGCCCTCGATGGAAAGAGCCAGAAGAAGATCTGAAGAAGTTTGTGAAACCCATCCGGTGTCAGGCCTGTGGGCAGATGTTCATGGTCTGCCTTGTCGATGATGTTTACAGGTCTTATGGGCAAGGAATTTATGATCATATCCGCTTCTCGGGAAAACTTCCTAGGGACTGGCACTACGGCGACCCCCCGACACATCCGACCCAGTGGACCCCCGGGTGGTGGGAAGGCGGCTGGAACACGGTATGCATGGGCGTAACGATGACCTCGATTCCCGAACCGGAGTTCGAGTGCTATAAGTTTCACGAAGATGGGAAAGTTCCGGAGTACAAGGATGAATTCCTGCTGGAACGGAGGCGAGAGAAAAGCTAGGCATCATAAAGCGAGAAGGAGAATCAGCATGACGCCGAAAGAATGGGCCGCCGCCCTAGAAATCGCACCAGTTGAAATACAAGTCTCAGATGGGGCCAAGACCGCTACCAGCGCTATCACGGGATGGAGGATCAAGAACGGCGAAGAGGTCATTGCTGCGGCCATCACCGAGGAGCGCGAGCGGTGCGCCAAGATTGCGGAGGCGCACCACGAAGGGCGTTGCCCGGCGAAGGATGGGTGTTCTTGCATCTGCTGGGGCGAGTATGCCGAGATCGCTAAGGAGATTCGTAGATCATGAAGATAGAGAAACACAAGCATCGGTGGAGTCCATGGGAGTGGTGTGTCGGCGGGGAGATACGGTTCTGTCAGCGGGGCACGTGTATCGCTAAACAGGTCAGGTACAGACCATGACTTTTGACTACGTGCCCCCGAATCAGACGATGCTTGAGATCCTCAGGCTCTACCTTGAAAAGTACGCAGAGCTAGCCGAGGAGGATAAGAAGCTGTATCGGAAGGGAATCGAGGCGATGGTACATCCACCTCGTCTGCTACACCAATCCCAAGGGACGAAGCCATGACATCGATGAAGCTCAGGCTCAAGCCTCAGAAGCCAACCGAGGTTAAGGGCTGGGGCGAGTGGTGGTGGTACGAGGACAAGGACGGAATCCGCGTCTGTCATTATGAGCAGGGTCGGGATACTGCGCTGGCGTTCTTTTCCTGGCCCAAGATCAAAGGGTCACTGGCCCGGAAGCGCTGTTCCCAAGAAAGGCGCACGTGACCAAGACGGAAATGGCGATTAGTGCGGCTATGTACCACCTGAAGAGTGGCTCGATGACTTGCTCGACTCTTGGGGCTCTGTTGTGGGGCAAGAAGCACCGAAATC